TTTGCAAACAAAACTCTTAACTTCTTTAACCAACCTTTCACAGTACTGAATCGAGCAGAAGAAGAACTTAAAATCCTAGGTGATAAGTCATTCAAAGCTAGACTTACTCTATCAAGCGATTTAGATAATGTAAGTCCTATTGTTGATTTACAAAGATGTATTTTTGTAGCACCTCTGTTTTTAGTAGATAATAATAATACTCAAGAGTTGGATGGTAGTAACACATTTGCAAAATATAGAACAATTCCAATCGCTATTGATAATCCAACAACAGCGATGTCTGTATATTGTGATGAGTATGTACCTAATAACTCTGAAGTAATATACACAGCTCGCGTAGCAAACTCAAAAGATGAATTAGAGACCGCTCAGTGGCAACTCATAGGTACAAGTTCAACAAGAGTCTCTGCATTTTACGAAGANAAAGATTTTCTTAAAGAGTTTGCAGAAGAATTTACATGGTTTCAATTCATGATACAACTTAAGTCTCAATCGTGTGCTGATATACCAAAAGTAAGAAATCTTCGCGTCATCGCATTAGGAACATAATATGCAAAAAAGTAGCGTTAAAGATCATGAGAATTTAGTTCGTGATCCGGTAACAGGAGTTATTAAGAACAAAAACCGAGCTGCGTTTCTTGCTGCAAGAAACAGAAAAAAAGCTGTTATTGATAGGAAAATTAACGAAGAACAATCAATAAGCAAAATTAGTGATTTAGAAAATCAAATATCAGAACTTAAAACGTTAATTGAAACTTTTATTGCATCATCGAATTCAAATAATAGTATCAAGAAAACAACAAAGAAAAAAGTTTTAAGTTCTGATAACAATACAAATTATTCAACCGAGTACTAAAGACGATGGCAAAACCAGCGAGTAAGTCACAATTAAAAGATTATTGCCTAAGAAAACTAGGCCATCCTGTTATTAACATTGAACTTGCAGATGAGCAAATTGATGATCGTATAGATGAAGCGGTAGAATTATTTCAAGAAAGACATTATGATGCAACAGAAGAAAAATGGGTATATTATCAATTATCTCAAGAGGATATTGATAGAGGTTATATAGAGGTTCCTCAAGAGTATCTTCACGTTATTGAAATAATTCCTGCTGCAACAATCTCTTCACGATCAGGAGATATGTTCTCATTTCAATATCAGATAATGACGTCTGAACTAAACTCTTGGCAACCATTCGACTCAATAGATTATTTCATGAAAATGTCATCTATTGATGAGGTGCGTAATTTAATAGATGCAGATCCAAGATTTAAATTTATTAGACATAAAAACCAAATAAAAATTTATCAAAATTACACGGCTGGTTATGGTTTAATAATTCACGTATTTGAAATAGTAGATCTTGATAATATCTGGAATGATAAATGGTTAAAAGAATACTCGACAGCATTAATAAAACTTCAATGGGGTGAGAACATCTCTAAGTACAATGAAGTTCAATTATTAGGTGGCATTACAATATCAGGAGATAGAATTATTTCAGAAGCTAAAGAAGATATCCAGCGTTTACGTGAGCAGTTAGACACCGAGCATAGTGAACCCACGGGATTTATATTTGGATAAAATTTATATAAATAAACATATCACATAATATAAAATCTTTCATATAAATGACAACATCTCAATATTTTAATCATTATTTTGCAACTAACGAGCAAAATCTCATAGAAAATATGATCATAGAATCTATTCAAATGAGAGGATTAGATTGTGCATATATTTCTAGAACACAAGAGAATATAGATCAATTGTTCGGAGAAGACCCTACAAACGTATTTGATTCATCACAACTTATTGAAATGTATCCGGCCTCTGTAGAGGGTTTTGATGGTCAGGATATGATGACAATGTTTGGCGACGAGTTTAAAAAGTCTGCTACTTTTATAGTTTCAAAAAAGAGATTTAAAAATTTGTATCCTGACTTTACTCGTCCAAGAGAAGGTGATTTGATCTACATGCCCGTAACAAAAGCAATATTTGAGATTAAATTTTCAGAGGACGAATCTCCTTTTTTTGAAAAAGGTAAACAATTCGTTTATGAATTAAAAGTAGAAGCTTTTGAATACTCTTATGAGAATATCAATGTTCAAGATGATATTGAACTTAATGAGATATTAAGTGATATGGTTATTGATGATCCAGAGATCATGCAAGATGAATTTGGTAAAAATGATGAGATAGAAGATATGTCCGATAACAGTATTGTGTTTGACACGAATAATCCATTTGGAGTTCGCTAATAATGGCTTTTCTTGATACTCATTTTTATCATAAAACAACTTCTCTATACACTGCTGTTTTTGGTAATTGCTTTTCTGATCTTAAATTGATACGATCAGATGGAAAAACAATCTCTGTACCCATAGCATATGCGGCACAGCAAAGATACAACGTAAAGCTTGATCAGGATCCTGATCAATCGCTTATTAAGTTTATGAAAAGAACTCCTAGAATGTCTTTTTTACTAACAGGTTTCAGACGAGATTCTATTAGAGCTAAGAACAAATTCTTTAGACTTACTAATAAGCATGTAGTTAATCCAGCCACAGAACCAGTTAGTGCTCAATATAATAGAGTGCCTTATATATTCTCGTATAGATTAGATATTACAGCAAAATATTTAGATGACTTTTTACAAATTGTAGAACAAATTTGTTCTGCTTTTAATCCTTCAATACAAGTTGTTGTAAAAGATAATCCAGATTTGCAAGATGAATCAGCGCTAACTATCACAATGCTTTCTTCAGGATTACAAGATAATTTTGAAGGAACCTATGAAACAGGTCGAGAAATTACAATATCGCTTGAGTTTGAACTTGAAGGTTACTTATATTCAAGAACAACAGAATCATCTGTAATTAAAACCGTACACGTTAATTACTACGATTTAGTTGACTCTCCGTTTTTAATTGCTAGTGATGTGTATACAGAAGAAGACTACATACCTTTGGATGAGAGAAGTGGATGACGATAAAAAGTAAAATAGATCAGCAATTAGAAAAGATTTTATCCGGTGATACTAGTACTCTTTTGGATGCGCACAATGAAACAGATGAGAACCGTACCGATGAAGATGAGCCAGCGCAGACAGCAGAGTTGGTTCCTGTCGTGTACGAAAAAAAGACAACCGAACTACAGCTTTCCAATTCAGATATCCAAGAAGACTACGAATTTGCAAGATCAAATTTATATGGATTAGTGGGTCGATCAAACGCCGCACTCGATCTTGCGCTACGTATTAGCGCGATGTCAGAGCATCCTAGAGCGTTAGAGGTTGTAGCTCAACTCATAAGAATTTCTTCAGATGTATCTAAAGATTTAATAGATATTCACAATGCTATTAATAAATCTAAAAATGCTACCTCTAAAGAAGACAACCCTACGGGTAAATACACTCAGATAAATAATAACTTTTATAATAAAGAGCCTAGCGAAATATCATCTTATCTAGATGAATTACCGGATGATATTATAGATAATAAGAAAAATGAGTGAAATATTAAGCGGTAAACGAAACTCTAATAGGTATCTTACAAAAGCAGAAGTTTTAAAACGGATAAAAACTAAATTTTATCCGTTTAAAGCTGTTCTTTTCTTTGAAGAGAATACTGATTTAGTCATGAAGTTTATTAAAAAAAGTACTCTACGCTTAATCGTATCTGATGAAACAGAAATACCCGAAGAGTGGCAATACAAACTTCAACCGTCTGTTTTATCTGCTACAGGATCAAAGAAGAGACAGCTATCTACACTTGAAATGTTAGAATGGATTAAATGCTCAATTGATCCAATATATTATTGTAAAAAATATATTACTATTACTTTAGCCGATGGTGGGTTAAGTAAGTTTAAACTCTTCAAGTATCAAGAAGAGATGATTGAGTTATTTGAACATAATAGATTTACTGTAGCGTGCTTAGGTCGTCAGTTAGGTAAGACTACAGCAGTTGCTGCTTATATGCTCTGGGTTGCGCATTTTCATGAAACTAAACAATGCGCGATTCTTGCTAACAAAGCAGACCAAGCACAAGAGATCATGGAGCGCGTTCAGCAATCGTATGAGTTGCTGCCTGTTTTTATAAAACCTGCTGTTAGAGTATATAACAAAAGATCTGTTACGTTTTGGAACAAAGCTAAAGTTTTCTCTGGATCTAGCTCTAAGTCGTCGGTTCGTGGCCGTAGTATTTCTATATTATATTGGGATGAGGCTGGTTTTACACCTAATGACTGGGAATTTTATGAATCCATATATCCGACAATTTCATCAGGTAAAGAAACTAAATTAATTTTAACGTCTACTCCAAACGGTAAACGAGGGGTATTCTACAAACTTTGGTCTGACCCTAATAGTGGGTTTGCTAAAATTAAAGCCATTTGGTCTGATAACCCTACTAGAGATGAACAATGGAAGCAAGAAACCATTGCAGCAACATCTTTAGAGCAGTTTGCGCAAGAGTTCTGTTGCGAATTCAGAGGCAGTCAAAATTCTTTGATCAGTAGTCAAACAATGGTTGAGCTGTTTCACATTAATCCTATACTGGTGAATGATTCGGGTTTAAAAGTGTACCATATGCCTGAAAAAGATCATATATATATTATTACATGTGATGTATCGCGCGGCATCGGTGCCGACTATCACGCATTTTCTGTTATAGATATCACAAATTCAGAAAAATTTGTGATATCTGCTACATTCAGAAATAATAAAATGTCAACTCTAATATATCCATCTCTTATCTACAATACTGCAAATGAATATAATCAAGCTTTTGTTTTAGTAGAGATTAACGATATAGGTGAACAAGTTGCGAATGCTTTATTTTTTGATTTTGAATACGAAAATCTATTAACTGTATTGCCATTACAAGGTGGTCAGATACTCGGTGTTGGTGCAGATCAGAGACACGGAGTTAGAACTACTCAAAAAGTTAAATCTGTTGGTTGTTCTAATTTAAAAACACTAGTTGAAAAAAAGAAAATTGAAATTAATGATGAAATTATTATCGATGAATTAGCGAACTTTATTCCTAAAGGAAAATCTTTTGAAGCCGCTACAGGGGCTACAGATGATCTGGTAATGACGCTTGTGATTTTTTCATGGGCAGCTACTCAGAAATTTTTTATGGATATGACTGATATCGATATTCGAAAACAAATATTAGAAATGAGAGCAAAAGAGATATATGAGGATATTGCTCCTTTTGGAATTATAGATACAGATTTTGGAGAATATACAGGAGATGCTCTAGAGTCATTTGATTCAGGACTTGCATCTCATCATGAGATGCAAATATTTTAATCATATGTATCAATAAATAAAAGTATATTGAAAATAAACACACATCTATTTTATAACTAAGAGGTATTAACCATGTCACTTTCCCCTGCTGTAGTGACTCGTGAAGAAGATCGCACATTTAACATTAATAACATTACAACCAATACGACAGGATATGTCGGAATGTTTAAATGGGGCGCAGTTGAACAAGTCACGAGAATCAGTGCTCAAGAAACAGAGTTGGTGCAGAAATTTGGTCGTCCAGACAAAGAAACTAGCCTATACTTTCACTCCGCTTTAAATTATCTTCTATACGCAAATCCGTTATTGATTGTGCGTGTTGTGGGTGATGATGCTCGAAATGCAGTAACTAACTCTAACGATCCGATACTTATTAAAAATAACACACAATATGAAAGTTTAAACCTAACTGGTTATTCTTTTATTGGTCGATATCCAGGTGCACTAGCAAATGGTATTATTATCTCTGTAGCTACAGAAGCAGAATACGATACATGGGATTATAGAGGCGAATTCGTATATACCCCAGCCGCTGATGAGTTTAATCTTGTCGTCGTCGATGGTTCAGGATTCATTACCGGTGTCGCTGGCACGGTTCTAGAGCGATATGAATTGCTATCTAAGACAGAGGGTGCAAAACGACCTGACGGTACGAGCGCATTCGTAAAGAAAGTTTTATTCGAACAATCACGCTGGGTGTTATGTGGTGATGAAAGTTCTATTGATTTCACATCAACGTCAAGCCTTGGTGTGTACGAAGTAGAATTATCTGACGGTGTAGATGACAACGATGCAGGAAATACAGATTTTGAAGCTGGGTGGTCTGTATTTTCGAACTCAGAGCTTTATGATGTATTTCGAGTATTCACATCTGGTAGTTCTGATCTAGGCAAAACCACTGCAATTGACGTAGCAGTCCAACGTCAAGATATGATCGTATTTGTAGCACCTGAATTGGATAATGTTTATAACACAGAAGATGCAGAAATTAATGTCTCTGAATATTTCTTAAATACAATCAATAAAAATACATCTTACGCGTTTTATGTTGATAACTGGAAGCAAGTCTACGATAAGTATAATGATACGTATATTTGGATCCCAACAGACTCAGACGCAGCAGCACTACATGCAAGACTAGGTGTTCAAAATGAACTATGGTTTTCACCTGCTGGTCTTAATAGAGGTCAGATTAAAAACGTCATTAAGTTAGCGTGGAACCCAAACAAGAGTCAAAGAGATCATCTATACAAAAATTCTATCAATAGCATTGTATCGTTTCCTGGAGAAGGTACTGTTCTATGGGGTGATAAAACAGCCTTAAGAAGACCGTCNGCGTTCTCGCGCATTAATGTTAGAACACTNTTTATTATTCTAAAGAAAAATATTTCTAGCGCTGCTAGATATCAATTATTTGAATTTAATGATTTTATTACACGATCAACCTTTACGCGATCAACTACACAATATCTAGACACTGTACAATCCAGACGGGGTGTGACGGAATTTAGAGTCGTGTGCAATGAGTCTAACAACACACCAGAAGTTATCGATAACAACGATTTTGTTGGAGATATTTACGTTAAACCAAATAGAGTGATTAACACAATCAGGTTAAATTTCGTGGCTGTTGCCACGGGTGTTAGCTTTGAAGAGATTGAGGGGCAATAAACATGTCAGGAATTCAAGATTTTCTTGGTGCCTTAACAGGTGGCGGAGCACGACCTAACCGATTTGAAGTGATCGTTAATTTTCCTGCTTTTGCTGGTGGTGCAGATGAAATTAGAAAAACAGCGTTCTTAGTACAATCAACTTCAATGCCGGGTGCGCAACTAGGTACGATTGAACACCCCTATAGAGGTCGTCAAATAAAACTAGCAGGAGATAGAACATACGACGAATGGACTGCATCGTTCGTCAATGATACTGATTTTGCTATCTATGATGCGTTTGAGCGTTGGCACAATGCGATTAACTCATTCAACTCCAATACGGGGTTTCAAGCTCCATCAGACTATATGTCAACCGTAACCGTGTATCAATTAGATAATCAAGACCGTAGAATTAAAGAAAAAACTATTAAGTATGCATGGCCTACCAGCATGGGACCAATTGAGTTAGGTCAAGATACTAACGACGTTCTTGAAATATTTGAGATAACCTTTGCTTATAGTGACATTGATAATTCTGCTTCAACTTAATAATATAAGTCATGAGTTTATAACATAAATATAATACAGTATATAAACTCATGACAGTAATATATTAATATAAGGTTAATGAAAATATAATATGACAAAAGGCTATTTTGGTCAATTTTTAGATAAAATTAAATTCACTAGCAATAGTGAAGAAGACTCTTTATCTAATCAAATTGCATTAGATAAAAACGACGGTGCCATCGAACTCAATTCTATCGGTAATGACGCTTTTTCGCAATATGCAATTAATCTTGAATGGAATTATAACTCACAATCACAGTTAATTGATACATATAGACAGATTGCCAATCATAATTTAGTAGATTTTGCAGTAGAAGATATCGTTAATGAAATGGTAAGTTTTTCAGAAGATGAGGATCCTATTACACTGGACTTATCTAATGTTGATGAAAAAGACTTATCAGAAAAGCTAAAAGAAAAGATCTATAATAGTTTTAATAAGATTGCAAAGATTTTAGAACTTAAGCAAACAGTACATCGTAGAGCAAAACAATTTTATGTAGATGGTAGACTATCATATCAAAAAGTTATTGATCAGAAAAAACCATCAAACGGTATTATAAACGTAATAGAACTAGACGCTAAATTTGTAACTAAAATTAGAAGAGTACAATACGACTCTGAAAATAAAGTTATTACTGGAGTAATAGAGTCGTTTATATATGATGAGACGCAGGTTAATGAGAAAAAAACAAAAGATACTAATAAAAATCCTCTACATAAGCAAGCATTTGAATTAAATCCAAATTCAATTACTTATGTTACGTCTGGTCTAACAGATGCAAAAACTGGTTATGCTATTAGTTGGTTACATAAGGCTGTTAGGCCAGCAAATCAACTACGAATGTTGGAAAACTCTCTCGTAATTTACAGGCTTGTAAGGGCTCCTGAACGAAGAATTTTTTACGTAGATACCTCTGGATTACCTAAAGGTAAATCAGAACAATATCTACGAGCATTAAAAAATAATTATAGAAACAGAATGTCTTTTGATTCTGACACCGGTATGTTTAAGGATGATAAGCACCTTCAAACTATGCAAGAGGATTTCTGGTTACCTAGAAATTCAAATGGTCGAGGTACAGAAGTATCCACATTACCTGGTGGTCAATCATTAGATCAGATTGACGATGTTTTATATTTTCAAAAGCAATTATACAAAGCCTTGAATATTCCTGTATCTAGGTTAGAAACAGATTCTATGGTTGCTCTTGGTCGTCAAGCAGAGATATCACGTGATGAGTTAAAGTTTAGCAGATTTGTTTCAAAAATCCGTAAACGTTTTAATATGATGCTACTTGATCTTCTTAAAACTGAATTAATTCTTACGAAAATAATTACAGCTAATGAATGGGCAGAGATCGAACATAAGATTGAATTTAAATATGCGTTAGATCAATACATTGAAGAAACTCGCCACTCTGAGATGCTAAGAGACCGGGTCGATTTAGTGAATATCTTAACCCCATATATAGGTAAGTACGTTTCTAATGATTATGTCAGAAAGAATGTACTACAGCAGTCAGAGCAAGATATTAAGGATATAGACAAACAGATTTCCTTAGAGAGTAAAAATAAGCAATACAACAATGATGATCAAGATGAAGATAGTTTTGGAGGCGGTGGTGGCCGTCAATTTTAATAAATTAAGTTTTACATTTTAATATAGAGAAGGAAACTAATATGACCACAGTAGCAGAAAAGTTCTTACAAGAACTCAAGGCTGGTAAGATTAGTGAGGCCATCGAAGTTATCAAAATCGGTCTCCAAGAATCAGAACAAGTCTTAATTAAACAAAAACGTCAAGAACTTCTTGAGTCTTATGGATTCATCGCTTCTGAAGCGATGAAGCAAGAAAAAGAAAAAGAAGCATCTGACGATGAGAAAGAAGATAAAGAAGTCGAGGATGATGATGATTCTGACGATGATAAAATTGATGAAGCATATACCGGAAAAAATCCCGACAACATTAAAACCGTCGCGGGTGAAAAAGGGTCAGTGGTTGTAACTACTAATGACGGTAAAAAGCATACTATTTCTGCTAAAGACACAGGCGGAAAAATGCCCAAAGTCGGTGAACCCATTAGCAAATACGTTAAGTGATCATTGCTTAAATATAAATTAAAAGGAAAAGTAATGATAACATTTTTAGAATTTCTAGCGGAATCAAAACCTCCGAAAATTAAAAAGCGCCCAGAATATGAAGGTAAGAATAAGCATAAAGGAAAATTTATTTCTGTGCTATCCGCTTCTAATTCTGGTGGTGATGTTGTGTTAAATGTTGAGGTTCATAATTCAAGAAATGGAGATCCTGTACCTTCAACAGAAAAAATACCACTAAAAGATTTTATCCAATCTATTAAATAAAATTAGGATAAAAAAAAATGGATTCAGATAAAGATATTATTAACGAAGATTTAATTGAAGAAGTGCGAAGAGTCATTCGCGTATCTTCAAAAGGGAAAAAAACTCGGCGAATTAAATGTCGTTCAGGGTTTCGCAAAGAAGGAAATCGTTGCGTTCCTATGACTGGCTCAGAAAAGCGAACAAAGCGCATATCAATTAGAAAAGCAGTTCGAACAAAAAACGCAAACCCAGCTACAAAAAAACGAGCTACAAGAAAAAGATTAAAGGCTATGCGTAAACGTAAAGCTTATGGTCTATAAGGATATAAGCAAATGAAAAAATATAATTTACTCGTTGAAGCGTCAGATCAAATTGAAGTAATGACAGAGCAAACAGAGCAAGGTAAGAATCTTTATCTTGAAGGTATCTTTGCTCAAGCTAACGTGATTAACGGAAATCGCAGAATATATGAAACAAAAGTCATGGAATCTGCTGTTGATCGTTATATTAGAGAGTATGTTTCGAAAAGACGTGCATTGGGTGAATTGAATCATCCTGCCGATCGTCCTTTTGCCGATCCTGAACACGCTGCAATTCGTGTTGTAGAAATGCAAATGCGAGGTAATGACGTTTATGGTAAAGCTCTCGTTCTGAACACTCCTAAAGGTCAGATCATGAAAGGTCTACTTGAAGGTGGATTTGCTCTCGGAGTATCAACGCGTGGGTTAGGTTCAATCAAAGAAAAAAATAACACAAAATATGTTCAATCTGATTTCATGATGACTGCTGTTGATGGTGTTGATGGTCCAAGTGCTCCTAATGCATTTCCAAACGCGATCTACGAGAATAAGCAATGGATGTTAAATGAAGCTACAGGTAATTGGGTGCCTATTTTAGAATCAGAAGAAGACATCAAGTTCAACGAACAATTATTCTTAGAAAAGCTTGATCAATTCATCAAAAATATTAAGGTAAAGAAATAATGAAAACGTTTAAAGAATTTTTAAATGAAGAGCGTGTAGACGAAGTTAAAAAGAATTCTGAGTCATCACATTCTACAGAACATGATTCTACTGTATCAGTATACTCCAACTTGCAAATATATCCAACACTTAATACTTCTTCAAGTAAAGCATTAAGAAATGTTTCACAAAATTTCAACAAAGCTAAAACTTTTGTCGAGATCGAACAAATGAAGATTTCCAAAATAGCAGGAGATAATTCTGAGAAAAAAGCTGCTTGGAATAAACTACAAAAAGATGTTATGGATGTTGCTTCAGTCCATAGCCAAAAGCTTGCATCTGAAATTGAAAGAATTGAGACTCAATATATAAAGTCTATTGCTGATGCAATTTCAAAAGCGGATACAGCGATGTTATCAGATATTAAGAAAAGAATTTAATTTTTATAATCAATAAATAATATTACATTAATAATATTTTAGAGGTCTAACACTCATGAACGATGAACTAAAGAAACTATTCGAAGGTTCTGATCTTTCTGATGAGTTTAAATCTAAAGTTGCTGAGATTTTCGAAGCCGCTCTAGATCAAAAACTCGAAGAAGAAAGGAGCACTCTCGAAGAGCAATACGAACAAAAAGCAAAAGAGTATTCAGAGTATGTTGTTTCAGAAATGGAAGACAAAACCGAAGAATACATTCAATCTGAACTCTTACCTATGGTTGAAAAGTATCTTGATTTTTCAGTACAAGAACACTTTAAATCTGTAGAACCAGTTGTAGAATCACAAATTAAAGTTGAGCTAGCTGACAATTTTCTTAAAGGGTTCGTTAGTTTAGCAGAAGGCTATAACGTATCTGTATCAGATGGTCAAGATTCACTTGTTGAAAAACTAGAAAAGAAACTTGAACAAATGCAAAGTCGGTTTGACACAGTTTTACAAGAAAACGTCGAACTTAAAGATCAGATTGTTGAAAGTAAAATGACAGCTATTGTAGATCAAAAAGTTTCAAATCTGACTGAATCACAAAAAGAGAAATTCTTTAACTCTGCTAAACGTGTAAAGTTTCAAGACGAAGATCAATACACTAAAGCAATTGATGAACTCTATGAATCGTATTTTCCTGTTGAGGATGATCAATCTAAAACAACTTTAAAAGAAAAAACAGATAATAGAGAAATTCAAACAGAAGTCAAAGTTAAAGATACTTGGCTTGATGCAATGTTCTCAAAAATTTAATTTAGTTTATACATAAATATAATTATAACATTTAACATTAGAGGTTTCAACAAATGGATTACATTAAAGAAAAACTAGCCGAGCTTGAAACGAACGGAAAGTTTACTCCTATCAAAGACGAGTACAAAAAGTTTGTAACTGAATCTGCTATTACCAATCAGATCAATTACATGAAGAGTCTAAATGAGTCTGATGCTCATACTACTCAGACTGCTGGTGTTTCAAATTGGGACCCAGTTCTGATTCGTATGGTTCGTAGATCAATGCCTCAACTGATGGCTTTCGATCTAGCCGGTGTTCAGCCAATGTCAGGTCCAACTGGCTCTATCTTTGCAATGCGTTCACGCTATGCAACTCAGACTGGTACCGAAGCGCTCTTCAATGAAGCAAACTCTGCCTACTCTGGCACTGGCGCTCAAGCTGGTGATACATCTGGTTTTGCCGCTAACGCTTTCTCAACTGGTGATCCAGCTGCTAGCACCACTTACGGTACTGGTATGAGTAAGGTTGCTGGTGAAGCTCTAGGTACTGATGCTGGAGATCCATGGAAAGAAATGACATTCTCTATCGAGCGTGTAGACGTTTCTGCTAAGACTCGTAAACTAAAAGCTTCTTTCACTCATGAACTTCGTCACGATCTTCGCCAAATTCATGGTCTAGACGCTGAAACTGAACTCGGCAATATTCTGTCTACAGAAATTGTTGCAGAACAAGATCGTGAAATTCTTCGTACAATTAACGTAGCTGCTGTTCTAGGTGCTCAACAAGCTTCTATACCAGGTATGTTTGACTTGGCTGCTGACTCAGATGGTCGTTGGTTAGCTGAGAAGTTCCGTGGTTTGCTTTTCCAAGTAGAACTAGAAGCTAACGCTGTCGCTCGCTCAACTCGTAGAGGTAAAGCTAACCGTGTAATCTGCTCAAGCAACGTTGCTTCTGCTCTAAACATGGCTGGTGTAATTGATTATAACCCTGCACTTGCAGCTTCGCTAAATGTTGATGAAACATCAACAACCTTTGCAGGTGTTCTAATGGGTCGTTATCAAGTTCATATTGATCCATATGCAACTATCGATTATATCACTGTTGGTTATAAGGGTGCTAACGCTTGGGATGCTGGTGTTTACTGGTGCCCTTACGTTCCACTTGAAATGGTTCGCGCAACTGCTGAGGATTCATTCCAACCACGTATCGGTTTCCAGACACGTTATGGCGTGATTGCGAATCCATTTGAATCAACTCTTGCTAACGGTTCTGCTAAGTCTGGTAAGGGTCTAGGACAAGGTGAAAACAGCTACTTTAGAAAATTTAGAGTAGCAAATATCCAAGGTTAATCTAAGTAGTTAAGAAGTTCAAAAAGGTCTAGATTAAAATCTAGACCTTTTTATATTATATGCATGTCCTCGAAATAAAGAGAATTAAAAGTTGTTTTTATTTGAGATGATATATCTTCAGGTAAATTTTTTAAATCATTCTTAAATCTCATTTAATATAGACTTCAAGTCTACCATGTTTCCTCTTCTGTGACAAGTGCTCCATCGTCATTAATTTCCATAAGCTTCACACCTGTGTTACCGTAGTAAGCAACCCACACAGGGACAAGCTTATCCATCAGAAANTCACCTCCTTTATAACCCGTAAGATGAGTGTTGTAGACAGATTCAAGCTCTAGGATTAAATCACTAATGGGTTGTCCTTTCGGACTAGGTTCAAGAGACAGATCAGAATAATACCCACGATAACTGTGAGGATTCTCTAAACCAATAAGCAGATTCGGATATAAATCTATTAAATGATATAGTCGATCAAGAAGATTTGCTAGATTCATCTGAGTGTGTGAGCGCTTTAGCTTTTCATTTTCACTAAGTAAATCGAAAATAGCTTGCATATTCATTTAATTCACCTTTATTTGTTAGACAGAGAAACTGAACCCTCAAAATCTTTAAAAGTAGTTATGTTCCAATCTGTCTTATGTTCTCCAATAAAATATCCTCCAAAGATGTTAAAAACTACTGTCCCAACCCTGTCTCTCGTGAAAAGTACAATAGACTCATCATTTTTAGAAATCATTAATTTAGGAAACTTAGCTGGAGATTCTTCTTTATTCTCTACTACAACGTTAATAGCCATTATATTCTTTCCTCAATTATTCTTTAGTGTGATTTCACCGTTAAAATCTTCAAACTTATCCGTATCCCAACTAGTAGAATTACTAAAAGTTGTATATAAACCCCTTGAAGAATACAAAACTGTACCACAATCAGAGCGTCTAAAAGCAATAATCAAATCCCTGCTTTTGTTAATCATAATCTTTGGAAAATCCTTCACTACCGCTGGTTCAATAACTTTAATATCCACACTCATTTCATTCTCCTTGTTTAACGATTGATTTCCATATTTTATCATACTTTATAACCCTTTGGGAAACTCTTTTTTTAACCTCACCAAAAAGTTTTGACTCTATGCTTATCTTATCCCCCTACCTCTGTAAGATATCTACTTGATTTGCAAGTTAACCAAAAAACTTGATTNCTTTTTGTTATAATATCAAGAACTTTTGTTCNCTTGTATCTCCAGTAGTANANATCNCCGCTCGCAGAAACCTGCACCCTAGCAATGCCGCTAGAAGCCATGTTTTNCCAATAAATGTAATCCCACCCGAACAACGCATTTAGAAATTTATANGTCATTGTGTTTCTCCTTATTAGGTAGCCAAAGTTTAGCATATTTGAGGACATTGTGNTCNTCTTTGTGTGCAATTATTGTAACACAGCTTGTCTCNCCATTCAACACAGTTTNTTCACNCGAACCCACTGTATTTGANAGATTNAGTATTTTACTAAATTCTTTTTTATTTACAGAAACTACACACTTTTTAAAACTATCTTTCAACCAGTTATCGTATCTTGGATTCACTGAGTTAAAACTCAGGTGGTGTCTGAGTACAGAGTGTGCTACCAAGACAGGGACCATAGTATCAGGAACCCCATCTAAAATGCAAATATATAATTTATCTTGAATCATCATTCAATTTCTCAATAAATTCCACATCATCGATTTTGTAGTGTGCACCCTTATCATATTGCTTAGGATAGTCAATAAGATGTACTACTCTATTATACACTCTAGAAACCTTTACTTGCCAAAGACTCTGAGCATTTTGCAACTTAACAAACCAAACATCACCTACTTTTAAATTTGGTTTGGTCGACTCAGATGTTGCGTTTGAAATTTTAAAATCATTAGGTTGTATCCTTGGGGGCTGTACTGAATCTAATGTTGCTTGGATTAACAGATCTTTATCGGTCATATCATATATCCGTTCAAACGCTTTGCAAGGTTCTCAGCATAACGAATTTTATGTTTCATGTCAATGAAATCCCCATCAATGTATAAGCGTGCATCATGCGTAAAATCATCAGACTGTAAAAATACCTTATTTTCAGATGTTTTACCAACCGTCCAGAAACCTTCATCCACCACTTTGGCGTGTTCATCACTTTTGCCAAGGTAGCCACAAGGCTCCCAGCATTGACTGGGTTTACAACAACACTCTGTATAGTCGTTCACTTTTGTTCTCCTTATCCGTTGAATAGCGCTATTCTAAGATCTCTCTGATCTTCTGTCCATGAGAGAATATCATCCATTGTGTATTCGTCTCTAAAACGAGACATAAATCCTCCAAGCTCTTTTCCTTGTAGCTTTGTAATAGAAGATACAATCTCTCCATTAAAGAAATCCTTAAACTTATTGTTCTTCTCGTGTATTTGTTCACAAAGAAGATAACTCTCTTTAAACTTTGGAAACCTTTCAAAGTGTTGTGGCAGAAATGACCCTTTCTCTGGGAGAGTGGTATTGTACTTATCCAGCTCGTTCTCTGCAAGCCACTCAAGAAATTGACGATAAATCTTTCTCTTTCTGTCCCTTGTTCTGGACACACTATTCCGTTTATTCAAATCTACGGAAGAGAAGTCGAAATACTTTGATTTTACAATAAATCTGAAGATGTCCTGAGGATTGTAAAACCCTCTTTGATGTTTATTACAATCAAGGTCTAGATATTGTAGAGCTTTATCAAAATCCCTTGTCAACAGGTGCTTACCCAGAATCAAGCTATTGTTATCTTTTGCTCTCTGAATGTGATACAACCCATTGTGGGCGAACCTGAGGCCAACCCTATGTGCTACACGCCCTATCAAATTTCCACAATCATTCCAGCAAAAATAACGATAGGCAAAGTTGAACTCTTCTTTTGGCACATTGATACAATCAATCTGNAAACTCTTTCCGTGNGATTCTACAAGAAATGATGTGATACTTCCGTTCTGAATGGTTGGAANNTGTNCGTATGACTTTACGAGAAACGATGTGGCGTTTCCATTCTGAATGGTTGGAACACGTCCTCCGAAAGCATAAGACATAAAACTTCTCATCATTTGAGGATCATCACTGTAAAGGATGTCCATATCTCCAAAAGAGTCTTTAGTAAAATAAGACTTAACTATTAGTGGAGTTCTGTCCCATTTTCCTTTAAATAGCTCCAATCTGTTAAATAGTTTAAACCGAAGGTCATAATATTCATCTGAGGATAGCCTGTCAGAAGCTCCTTCTCCAAATGCTTTTCCACCCACTTTACTCTCCTATAATTTTTACGATGTTAACAGATTCGCTGTAATATCCATTGCTTTGTCCAAACCAGCGAAAATCAACATACCCCTTGATTGTGGCAAGTTTATAGAATGTCCATGTAAAACTTTCAGTGTCCTCTGTGCTAGCTGAATTCATAGACTCTTCGGCTAG